GTTTAATGGATTTCTCTTCCTTATCAGAAATATATCTATGTGGAAGCCTATCTTGCAAGCGAGAATCCAATTCTTCCCAATATTCTTCACTCCGGGGGTCAAAACCCTCCTTCGTGAGACGCTTGTCGATCATCATGGCGATCTGGGAGTCTTCATCCTCGCCGGCAGGGTCATACCACGAGTTTTTTTCCATCCAGTTAGTCGCCCGACGCTGAACCATGGGATCCGGCGGCGTAATGGCCTGCTGGCGGGGTTGGGAAGACTGCTTTTTCAGGTTTTGCAAAGATTCCAGCGACCGACGCGCCTCATAAAGCAGGTCTTGGGCGTCGCTCATGGCCTCCCCGTCCTGCGCTTGGGTGGCTTCCGAAATTTTCATCTTGGCGTACTGCACCCGAACCTGCTGATCCTCAATAGCCTTGTCCAAACGGGCTAGTTCAGACCCATGGGTACGCTGCTCTACCGCAGAAAGACGGTTGCGAAGATCCTGATTGTCCCGAAGAAGCTGGTTGTAACGCAGATCCTTCTCGACCTGCGCCTGTTTGTGCATCTGCTTCTTCAGTTTTCGCCGTTCCCGACGCGCTGAACGGATTGCCTCGGTGTCGTCGGCCCGGTCTTGGTCATCGTCCGCGCTGATTTCACCGCCATCGGCCCCTCCCTGCGGGCTTTCTTCCTCTTTTTCGGCCGGAGCGGCGTCTTTGTCGCCCAAATCAGGCCGATCAGAGGGGTCAAACCCGTTAATCGTGACCGAACCGTCTTGCTCTTCGCTGATGACCAGCTTTTTTTCTTCTTGGTTGTCTGTTTCCATCTCAATCTCCTAGACGAATGCCCGCATGGCAAGCGGATCGCCAGTGATTTTTGCAATCACCTCATGGTCATTCAGCACCATGAACAGCGCCTTTTCTTCCTCCGGAGCATCTCCGGGGACAGGCACCTCCCAACGATCGCCACCCCATTTCGGGACGCGGATGTAATCGCCCACCACGCACCATGAACCTTCCGGCCATGGCTCCATGGAGTCGCGTTTGCGAAATGCCAACGGGCCAATGTCAAGGACTTTTGCCACCATGTTCTGCCACTTCTCGGCGTCCTTGGTTTCCTCTACCAGAATGATCCCGCCGCCGCTCGTCTTCTTCTTGGTGCGCCTCAACTGCACCAAGATTCTTGCCCCCAAAGGCTTTGCGCCGGGGTCTACTGGCGGGAAAGCCCACGCCAGATCTGCTTCGCTTACCATCTACTTCTCCTTCGTCATGCGCTTGTTAAGCGCGGGCATCGCACCGCTAGGCGCGACATGAAAGGATTAAAGCTCTCGAGTCTCGTCTTGCCTGATCATCGAAAGCAATAACTGCAGGGCTTCTTCAAGCCCCGCATATTGACCAACCAGACGCTGGTACGCCTCATAAGTCGCCGGGTGACCAGCAACGAGGGAGGCACTAATTTCAGCCTGACGTACCTTTACTGCGCCAATAAAGTCCTGCTCGTAACGCATTAGGCGTTTTTCTTGTCGATCGCGCTCTTGGTGAAAACACCATGGTCAGCGTTAGCCTTGGGCATCGTCGCCTTGCCCTGCTCCTTCATCGCCTCACCATCAATCCAAGCACCAGCCGCCATGCGGGCGTGCTGCTTGACCTGTTCGCCTTGTTGATCTTTGTCGCTGGTAGCCATGTCAATCTCCTTTTAGATCACGTTGTACTGCCTGTTGCAGAGCAATCGCAGATTCGCCCTGTTCCTTCTTAAGCTTTTCAGCCTCAACCGTCAGGTCAAGCGTCTTCATGCGCTCTTCCGTCAGGTTGTTCTCTGCGTTCATGGCGACACGAATCTCGTCATCACGCATGGACTCGTTGGACTTGCGTTGCATGTCTTCGCGCTTCAGACCAATGTCAGCTTGGTCGCGTTGAGCGCGTCGTTGGGTTTCGGCCAAGGAAGCCTGCAGGACGGCCTGCGCTTCCGGATCTGCCGAAGGCTTCTGGCTAAGCTGTTGCGCCACTTGCAGAAGCTTTTGCAGCGCACCCATCAGCGGCACAAAGACTTGCTTGCTGTCTTCTTGCAGATGCATAGCCGCCGCAGCCATGGCTTTGTCAATCTCGGGCACAAGCTTGCTATCGGCGTATTTCTTGTTCACGCCGGCAGGAACAATCGTGTAGCGATTCATCTGCTGGGTGTACCAGAGCATCATGTGCTGCTTCAGGTGTTCAAGAACTCGCGGCACAAACTGCGGCGCAATGATCGGATTCATCCCAAGGGCCGGATCCATGGCAAAGGAAAGATGCGCCTGAATGTGCGCCAGATGATCCTGACGCGGATAGGCCACCGCCATCCTGCCCATGGACATGGCAGCATTCTCGTCCGCAGCGTGCATTTCAATCGGCGAAGAATATTGCGGCATGATTTCCGAGATGTTTGGCACCTTCATTTGCCGCAATATTCGCTGGACAATGACGCGAGAATCCATCATCCCCGGATATTGCTTGTCCAACGCCATCAGCGCCTGATTCTGCGCCATGCGTTGCGTCTCGCTGAAAATGTGCGGATCAGATACCGGAATGACGTCAGTGTTGCGCTTGAAGTCATCGGACTTGATCGGAAGCTCCGCAACTACGTCGCCCTTTCTTTGCTCGTCCAGATACCAGCGGTTGATACGTTGCAGCACCATCAGAACCCGGCGCTGGGAATCGTGCAGTCGAGCATGGATGGCAGAAAATACCGCCGCTCCCTGTTCGATCAACGCCTGCGTTGTACCTACCGGAGCCTGCGCCGTTACGTCGGCAATCTTCTCCTCGGCGGTGGTGACAACACCCTTAGCGGCCCCATCAAGCCAGCCCAGAAGCTGGAAAAGAACAGCAGACGGGGGATTGAACGGCATCGGCATGGCAATCTTGCGGACATCATCCACGCCCGGAGCGCCCTCAATCTCCGCGACTTGCGTCACCTCAATTTGCTGCGAAGAGCCGCTGATCCTTGCGCCCTTGAGCTTGAGCATCGTGGCCGCATTGTTGATATGGGCCGAATCCATGAGCGCCCGCAACGCCCCGGTAAGCGCGGCAGAAAGCCCGCCAATCAGGTGCGGAAGGCCAATCGCATAGGCGCCACGCCATGGGATGAACTTGAACTCGACAATCCAGTCCAGCTTGGTCAGGGTCTTGTCCCCGTCCTCCCAGTTCCTGTAAAGACCAAGAACCTTGCGATCGTTCTCATCCACCATCAGGATGTAGGGCGCCGATTCCCCGTTGGCCTTCTTGTCGTCCTCAAGCTCAAGCCAAGTGTAGATATGGAAGACACGGCGAAGACCGTCTTCGTTGTCCTGATACTTCTTGCCCTCAATCTTCTGGTTGGCCTTCTCGGCCGCAGACTCTTCAGGTTCAAGCGAGGGCTTGATCAGATCAAGGTCGCAATAAAGCCCTCGAGCTACCCGCTGCTTGTATTCCCATTCCGTAATGTCCTGAATCTCGGTAGCCCGCTGTGCCGTGTAGAAATTGGACGCCGAGAACGGCAACAGGATGTTGTCGATCGGAACAAACTCAGCACAAGGACGGCGCTTCTTCTCGTCGTACCAAAGCTTCATGAACTGCGAGCCGCCCATGGGCAGTTGAGTGAGCAACTGTTCCTGCTCGTCCCTGAACTCCTCAATCTGCTCGATAAGCTGCCAGTTCATGTAGTCGCGTTTGCGCTCCGCGGCTTCGGTCTTCTCCTCGCTTGCTTCTCCAAGAATGTTCGTTCGCACCGGGCCATCAGGCGGGAAAAGCTCCTTGATCGCCCTCGCAGAAAAGTCTACGCAAGCCTCAGCCATCACAGGATGCACCACCTTTGACGCACCCATGAAGTTAGCCCCGCCGGGAGCATCATTGCCAAGCCCGGTGCGCTTTAGCCCTTCCTCGTATTGCTTATCCCGCTCCTTGCGGCTTTCCTTGTCCTTCTCAATCAACTGAAGGTAACGGGTTGCAATTGAGTCAAGATCAAAAGAATCGTACGATTCGGCAAGGTTGGAATAGAAATCCTCATCCTCGGCCGGCGTTTTGTAATCATTGATCGTTACAATCGCAGAGCCATCCGGCTGCTCTTCAACCTCAGTCGGCTGGTCGGCAATCTCAACTTCAGCCCCGCCATCTGCCGTCATCGTCAGCCCGGAAATGAACCGACCATATTCTTGGTCAATTGGCATGTCAGCCATGACGCTTCCTTAGTTGTTTATCCATGACCGCCATGCTCATGGCGTCTATGTTCAAGCCCTTGACCTTTACCTTGCCGCCCTTTCGATATTGAGGCGGCTCTTCCTCGCCAAGCGCAGCAGCGCCAGCAGGAACAAGGGGAGCAACTTGATAAAGAGGCTGGCCCTTCTCAAGAACTGATTGGCGAAGCTCTGGCGTAATGTCGAACGAATGAACGCCAATGTTTTCCGTCGGCAGACCAAACCGCTGGTCTTTTTTGGGCACAGAAAGCTCATAGGGGGAAACCTTCACCCCATACTTCCCATACATCTTGTTTATGGCAGAAGGAACCATCAGGTCATAGAAGCCCTTCATGCCCTCGCCGCCGATCGTCAGGTCAGCACCTTCGAAGGTGGTAGCCTCTCCAGAAGAAAACCTGTTGGCGATGTCCTTGCCAACAATTTCCTCTAGCGCCCTTGTCTCACCCTCAATGGGTTGGGCACTAACCCATCCGCCATTTTGAGGGCGCAAATCCTCACCGAAAATATTCTCCCCATCTCTATAGGCATTCACCCATGCCCTATCGCCAGATCTTCCAAATTCAATTCTGTCAACAGATTTGCGGAATTCATCCTCGTAACGCTTTACTTGTTGAGACCCCGGAGTAATGACTACCTTGTCGTACCCTTTCTTGGCAGCATCATCTACCAGCCTCTTCAAAACAAGCTCATGCCAGTCTTTTTTGAATGGGGCATCTGGAACTAATTTTTTCTGGCTGCGTTCTTGATACACGAGAGCAAACTTGTCGCGCAATTTGTCTATCTCGCTTTCCCCAAATACGCTTGCCATCTTTTCTGGATCGCGTTCTAGCATGAGAGACGCGGGAATCATTTCATATTGTTTTATCGGATCTTTTTCACCCGGAGCATAGGTCGCGGTTAGACGATCCTGATAACGCTGCTTCAAATCCTTCAAATATTCGTCATATTCTTTTTCATACCGTTTTGTTCTTTCTCCGTACCCCTTCTCCCTTCCCTTCTGATGCCAGTCAGATTGAATCTCTTCGATATGAAGGATTCTTTCTCCATTCGGGCCAACGCGATCTGATACTCGAGCGTGGGCGAGAATGTTGGGTTCCGTGAAATGAGGGCCAAAAAACTTTTTATTTTCTCCAACGGGCAACGTCAGCTTTATCTCTCGGTAGTTTTCCCCACCGGGCAACGTATATTCAGGGAATTTTGTCCCAGTCCCAAAAGAACCAAAATCTCCCCCAATCCTTTCCGCTTCATCAGCCGCATCATCTAAACTCAAATCCTCTGCAATAATCCTTCCAGTGATAGGATCCCTGACGTAATAGTCGTTCTCTGCTGAGACAATCTGAGATACCAAGGGCGGCGGATTGGCGTTCACCGCATTCTCTACTTCCTGTCTCGTGATCGAGGGAGTGCCCTTCTCAGACGGCGTAACCTCGAAATACTTTTCCTCTTTTTCCGTCCGCCCCTTGGCGTCAGGCTTCTTCAACTTGACCGTGCGCGTCCTCTGGACGATAGGGGCGCCAAGAACAACGTCCAGCTTGCGATCAATGATCTCCTGCGGCTTCGCCCCAAGCTTTAGCATTTCCTTGATGAATTGATCAGGAAGCGCCTTGTTGGGCAAAGAATCAATCGCCTTATCAACGGCCGAATAAAAAGGCTTGCCCGGAAGCTCTTTTGCCCCACGAACGAGAGAAAGTCCGTATTTCAAAGGATTCGGCATCAGAGCGGCCTTTCCTCAACGATCAGGTCATCTGAAGTAATTCCGCCTTCGGCCTTTTGTTCTACCTTGCCGCCCTTCTTCTTCCCAGTAAGAGACTTCACCATCTCTTCGTATGCCTTCCTCTGCGCCTTGCCCCATACAGCCATGTTCATGGCGTCTTGGCTTACTTTGCCGCCCTTTTTAAGAGGCGGCTTGACGATTTGCCGCTCAAAAGGAACATCAAAGCTTTCTCCGGGGAATGTCTGCGCCCTTTCCGCCGACCCCATATCTTTTCGTGCTTGGGTCGCTCGAGCTTCAGCCTCCCCAGCCAGTCGACGGTAATACTGTTTCGCCGCGTCGGACTGAAGCTCTCTATCAAGTTTCTCTACGATGCTTGGAATTTCTTTTTTGTATTTCTCATAAGCCTGCGCCTCCCCACCTTCCGGAAGAAAAGGGTGCCGACTAACAAATTCTTCGTAAGACAATGGCTGCAAAGCCCTATTCTTTAGATCCCGATAAATGTCCCAAGCAAGCGGATCCCTGAAGGCGGTTACAAGATTGCCTCCCGGCGCCCAGCCTTCAATGTGCTGAACGGCGTGCTGCATCTCGTGCAAAGCGGTTGATCTGGGATCGTCCCTGAGAGCCGATGAATAGATGTCCATGTACTTTGACCCACGATCTCCGATTAGAGCGCCAAGATGTCCGGGCATACCCCCACCCTGCTTCACGACAATGTCTGCAAGCTCGGGATATGCCGCATAAAGCTCTGGATGCTCAATAGACCATTTCGCATAATTCCCCATGAATTCTGGCGATGTTTCAGGACCATGTAAGCCAGTACGCTCTTCTTTGGACGCTTTAATTTTTTGGCGCAATTCTTTTTGCGCGGCAGTCAATTGTTTTGGGAATAGATCGCGCTCAAGCTTGCTCTTGGCAATAGCCTCTTTGCCCGCCTGTTCAGATTCGTACATCTGTTGAGCTTTAGCCTGAAGATCGGCTCGATTCAGAAAAGTGGCCGGCTGGTCAGAAATCTCTTGGCGCCATTTCCCGTCAGGCCCTTTGAATGTCTTGGTCTGCTGCCAGATTTGGGCGGGAGAAGCTCCCTCTTTCTCAAGCTTTGCAGCCTCGCTCGCCGCCCCAGCATTCCATACTGCAGACTTCTCGCCGATGAACATCTCCGGCTTACGAAGCTTCGCCGGAATTTCAGCGGCGTATTTGAAAAGCCTGCCGCCAGCGGCGTATTTGAAAAGCCTGCCGCCGACATGTTTCTTCTGAACCTTGCCGCCGGATTTTTTCTCGCTTGCCATCAAGTCAGGAGCAGCAACTCCCATTGCCGCTGCTGTTGCTGCATTTACACGCCATGGGTCAAAGGCGGCAAAACGCGAGCGTATATTTTCTGGATTCATAGCCACTGTATGGCGCGTTCCAAGGTTTAGCTGTGGACTGGCGAAATTAGGCGTATGGGAAATTTCATCAACACCAAAATTCCTTAAAAAGTCACCAGCAGCAACACCGGACGACACTATGTCCCCAGTGTCCGGATCCATAAGGCTTGACCGGCCAGAAGCCTCGTGAACAGCACGATAAACCTTGTCGGCAGGGATGGCTTCACCAAAATAATCAACTAATTCATCCACGACTTTAGATTCATCGCCGCCCATTTCTCGGTATTCACGCAGCGCCCTGTTTAGGTCTGATGCCGCTGGCGTCTCTATGTAATCTTCAAGCTCTTCCTCGTACTTATTGAAAGGGCCGATCGTAGTTTCGGGACTTTGCGGACGGTCAAGATGCACAGGCTTATTGGCGCGGTATCTCAATGGATAAACCACGCCTAAATTTTCTGCGCCAATAGTGTTGGCAAGTAAAATTTCAGCCTGACGCTGGGTCAGTTTTTTATCCCTAAAACGTCTTGCAAAACGGATAATGTCTTTTTCATCGGCTATTCTGTCAAGGGCATTCTCAATTTTTCCAACAACATCAGGGCCATATATGTCCGCGTAGTTAATGCTGGCGTCACGCGGCGAGTCAGTTATGTAGGTGCCTCTGCCAACATGGCTTTCAGTGGATGCCCTGTTCTCAAGGAAGCGTTTGATGTCATATAACGAGCCGTGATAGCCCTCATCCACGAAGCCCATCGCCTCGGCACGCTGCTCCGCCGTGTTGTTCTTGGGCAGGCCAAGCCCGCCCTGATCAATTGGCAAAGCCGCCCGTTCCTGAGCAAGCTTATGCGCCTTCTCTCCCTCGGTCATTTTCTTTGCCGCGCCCACCGCCCCTCGTTGGCCGGCATATCTGGGAAGGTTCAGCGTATCAGGGGCCTGAATGTTCTGGGCGGCTTTCTTTGCGGCCGAGCTAATTGCGCCCGGAAGCTTTCTTGCCGAAGACACAAGAGCGGGAAGCTGAACAACTGCCTGCCCAAGAGCGGCTAACTGTCCACCAGTTATGCCGGCACGAAATTCAGGACTGGCATCTTTGGGCGTGAAGTATTCGATAATGCGTTCAGTCGTCGGGAAAGACGGGTAATCACGGAACAGACTTTCAATATCACCAATAGCTCCGGGAATCTGCGATCCGTATCCGAGCAACGCTCCAGCCGCTCCGGGCAAACTCCTTTTAATCCTCTCTGGAACTTCTTTCAGAATATTCTCGCGGGCCTCTTGCTTACCAGCCAAATAATCCATGTAGAACTTGTCAGCAGGACTGAGCGTTACCTGCTTCATCCCGGAAGAGGGTCGAATCGGATCCCTATTCTCCGCGCCGCCTTTTGAGGCCTGAATAGCTTTCATAAGCTCAAGAGGATGGTTTTCCATATATCAAGCCGCGTAAGGGTTGACTCGCTCTGACCGAGTATATTCCGCGTAATCGTCGTCGTCCTCTTTTTTCGGGGGATTGATTTCCAGCCAGCCAGTGTCCTTCAGAAACCTCAGGGCCTGCGTAGCGGAATCGACGTAATCATCGTGCGTTGAATCCGGGAAGCTGCATATCTGACTCAGGAACGGCTCGCACCAATCCCGCACGAAACCCGGCCGTACCGATGACTCTGGGAGCCATACCCGCCCGGTCGTGAAGATAGAGGCCGTAATCTGCAATCTCTGCATCTTGTCTGCCCGTCCCGGATTCCATGCCCTCACTGGGAGATGGGCGTACCGCAACTCCTGTATCAGACTGATGCCGGCGGCTTTGTCCTCGACCAGTATCAGGTCTGGCCGCTTGCCCTTCTTGTCCCCATAACTGGTCTTGAACTCATCAATGACCTTGGGCTTTAGTTGCGGGAAGCTTAGGTGTTCCGCCCAGCAGTCTATGAGCAGGACGTTCATGGGGCCATCCATGGGCTTGAAGATGCCCCATGTCGTCATGGCTGTGGGATCGTTATGCGTCTTCTCTGAGAAGGCGCAGTCATAGGACTGGATGATGTATTCGAACTCCGGGAGAGGCTTGTCCTTGGGCCAAAGCTTGAACATCTCCCGCGAGACGACTTTCCCGTCCTCCAGATCGACTATCTCGCCCAAGACCTCCTGCTGGTAGAGCTTCGACCCACGGTATTGCTCTAGCTGCTTCTTGAAGGTTGGCGCTAGGTTTGCCTCATTGGCATACGTCGTCGCCCGGTCAATGATGACGTCGTCGCCCTCTCGGCTTATCAGGTCAAGGATCAGATCCTTGGGCTTGGGCGTAGTCGTGACAATCGCTCGAGGCGCGTCTCCTAGACGCAGGCCCATGATCATCATGTCCCACGCTTCCCGCGCGTATTGATACGCCGCTAATTCGTCGGCCCAGCACCAGTGGAACTGTGGGCCACGAAGCCGCTCGTAGGAGTCGGCTGAGATTCCTCGAATGATGGAGTCATTGATCAGCTTGATCTGATGATCCTGCTTGTTGTAGTCGAGAATCAATTCCTGAGGGATACAGGCTAGAAGACCCGATACGCCCTCAAAGCAGGTGAACTTCAGGTCATTGGAAGTAGGAGCAAGAACAAGCCCTCTCGTGTTTGGATATAGCCAACTCCACCACCACAGGGTTTCTGCCGCACATCTGGTCTTTCCGGCGCCCCGGCCTGCCAGCAACATCCATATCGCCCAGTCCATCTCCAAGGGCGGAGGGACTTGATGGCTATGCGCGCTCGCTATCCAGTCCAGATGCGACTGAATGGCAATCTTGTCGTAGACCGACCTGTTTTCATACTCACTGGCGATTTCCGCATCAGCCAGCACGTTTGTTCATCTCGAGATTTCGAATGACATCCATCAGGCGCGTCGCGGAAAGATCTTCTGTCGTGATCGGCGCCCCGCCCTCTACTCCGGTCACCCTCGTTACGTCCCCGTATTTCTTTGGGTTGAACTTGGCGAGAAGCTTCAGCCGCGTATCAATCTGCAATCGACGGTGGCCCAGCATGTCCTCTGTCTTGACCGTCAAGTTGCCATCTTTATCGACAGTCTCGACCGTGCCTAGTCGCAGGTTATCCGCGATCGAAAGACATTCTTCCGCGAGATTGTCGCAGCCAATATCTCGGGCATTTTGGATTGCGGCCGCAAGGTCAGGATAGCGGTTCATCCAGTCATAGACCGTTTGCCATGCCGGCATCCCCGGCTTGCGGCAGATTTCCCGCAAAGGAATGCCCTCAGACAGCTTCTCGCATAGCTCCCGAGCAATGGCAGGGCTGTACAACCCAATCTTCTTGGGGCGTCCTCGTTTCCGCTTTTCGGCCATATTATGCCTATTCCGCTTTTATTTCATAGGTTTATGAACTAAAACCTAGAAAAATACTTAACATGGTAATTTTACCACCCCCCCCTACCGGGCCGGGATGGTGACCCGGCAGGAGGGAACGCTCTAGCCCTTCTGTGGCCACTCCCACATATTATCAAAATACTGTACGAAATACCAGCAAAAAAATTGTTTGCACTGCCACGCAATGCGTGTATTATTTAGCCCATGGCATCGCGTGATGCCTTTAACGGAGATACGAAAATGAAATTTGTAATCCACCGCAATGTGTTGAAGGCTGTTTCAAGGTTCCAAGGCGTGAAGAATGCTCGTCGGATCGCCTTCTCGCGTCTAGGCATCGCCAAAAATTCCTTGAACGGCACATTCATCGAATGGAATGCCATGGAAACTCGCATGGTCGCTACTGACGGGCGCGCGCTCATCGTTCATCGTTCAGATGCCAAGGAAAAAAACGAAGGCGAGGGAAGCGTAATCATTCCCGGCACGATGGTTAAAACCATGTTGTCATGGAATCTTGAGAATAAATGGTGGAAAGATCGGTATATCGCTTGCGTTATCGACAATGGCGAGATTCGCGCACAATGTCTTAATCACGTCGCAACCGGGAAACCCATTGATGGCAAATTTCTCGATTACCGCAAAGTTATCCCGGAAACTTGCACCGGGTTTGCATCATTCATCGATCCAGAATATCTCGTCATGGTGAAACGTGCGAGCAAGGATCTAGGTTCTGACATAGGTTATTTTGAGTTAAAGCAAAACGGCAGCGGAAACATCGATCAGAGTGGAGATGGCGCGTCCATGGCAGTAATCAATGATTCGTGCTTTGCCGTAATTATGCCCATGCGATATGAAGTGGCGGGTTCGTGCGCTACTAACTGGGCACGTGAAGCATTGCCAGCATTACCCGCCAAAGTAGAGATGGAAACGGAAACCAAAACGGTTTAGTGCTATTTACTAGCAGATTATCTTCTGCATGATGCTGGACACGGGGGCGACAGCCCCCGCTAACGGAGATAACGATGGATTACGCGGCAGAAATTGAATCACAAGTAGCAGGCATTCCCTGCATCATTGGCGTGATTTCGTTTGACGGGGCGAGCGGCAGCTATGACCGCAACGCCGCCAGTGATCTGGACTACTACGGCTGGACGGAATCAGAATGGGAAGTGCTTGACCGCCGTGGCCGCAAGGCGCCATGGCTTGAGCGCAAACTGTCCGAAAAGGATTGCAATCGCATTGAAAGAGAAGTTACGTCGCATTTTTGCAAGTTAAACACCAAAAACAAATACTACTAAGGATCAATCATGGACAAATCAATGGACGATATTTTCAAATCAATGGACGAAGTGGTTAACAAATTCTTTGCCAATACG